AAACGCCCGGCGCTTCATCATGTTCATATCTGTGCGAGCTACGGGTTCAGCGAAGGTCAGCGCCAGCGCATCGGCGTGGTCAGGACTCTTCAGCCCGCGTTTCTTCATCGAGTCTTTCGTCTCCAACTTAATCTGACCCTTCAAGTGAATACTGTACTCTGGGCCAGTCAAGTCATCAATTAACTGCTGTTCTCCATCGATGGCACCGTAGACCAGCCACTCACGCAGCTCACCCCACATCTCAGCACGACGGTTTAGGTACTTGTCTGGATCACGTGCCCGCTCACCACTCTGCACCTCGATCACGCGATAGCCCAGCTGCTTCAGTCGATCGACTACGCCACCACCGACACCACCGCCATCGACAAACACCGCATCGGGATTGTGCAACTCGATCAGGCGCGCCACCTCGTCCGCCAGCTCCATCGTATTCAGCCCTTTGTACCCCACAGGCCGGATTGTACGAGCGTCGCGCCCCCGCCTGAACCGGATCACACTCTCGTCGTCCCCGAACCGGGCGACGTCCACACCCATCAGCAGCGGTGCCCCACCGTCCTCTTCAATCGAGCGCGTAAGTGCATCTTGAACCACTTCCCGACCAATGAACTGATTCGATCCGGTTCGCGGGAATTCACCTTTGACTTCGACGCGGGTAACGTCGTGGTCCTCTCCGTACTTGTCGGCAATTCGCTGATAAACCGAGGCATCGACGCCCTCCACGGTACGACTATCAATGGACCGTGTATCCCAAAACTCACGGTCCTTGTTGAAACATTCGAAAAACCGACCCGTGTTTCGACGCGGGTTCGAGATGTTGATCCACAACCTCAGCGGCGCCAGATCGGTAAAGAAGCCCTCCGTCACCTGCCATATTGGGTCGGGAATACCTGACGCCTCATCAAACGACACCATCATGCCGATCTGACTGTGCGCACCCGCAAACGCGTCGGGATTCTCTTCAGACCATGACTGCGCTTCGACGTAGTAGTACTGCGTGTCCATGGAAAGCTGAGTCTGCAGAATCTCGGCAAACCACTTTGTCGGACGCAACGACATGGACGATTTCTCGAACCAGTGACGATTGATGCTCATCGTGTGCCACTTGCCTAGCTCCGCCATCGTCCTTGATCGTAGCTGCGTCTCGGTGTTCGCAGTCACGATCCCGGTCGCCCCGACCCAGCACGACGCCAGCCACATATTCAGCATCGCCAGCAGCGCCGACTTCCCGATCCCACGACCACTTGATATGGACAGATACACGGGCACCGCACCCAGACCGATGCGCTGCTTCTCAATGTCCAGCATCAAGTGATCAGAAATCTGTTTGAAAATGTCGAGCTGCCACGTGCGCGGCCCTGATATTTTGGCTAGCGGAGTATTGGGCACACCCCATGGAAACGCATAGCGTACAAAACCCTCTGGGTCATACTTGAACTGCAGCAGGTCCTCGATCAGCTCCTGCTCTCGACTGGTCGGCCCATTCTTAACTGTCGCCAAGCAATTCCCCTTCGACAATACGACCACGACTCAGTGCACGCGCCTGCGCTCGCTCCATCGCTGCCCCAATGTCCACGGTTACATTCTGCTCAATCTGCTTCACGTCACCGTAGCGTTTCCGGTTCCAGACGCCTAAGAGCCACTTCCGAGTTTGGATGCGCAACGACGAGCGAGCGACATCTTCCATCGAATCGACACCATCGGAAATCTCGATCAGATCGTCCGCAATAATTTCAGCCCCAACTTCCCGAGCTGCGTAGTACTCCGCTTTGCGCGCTTCGTCTTTGTGGATCCACCGAATCAGGGCGTTGTAATCGACGCCGAGATTCTGATCTTCCACGATCGACTTGAGCGTGTGCCCCATCGAAATGCTTTCCAGAATCTTGTTCCAGCTGTACTCGGTCAGGTTGCCGGGCGTATCGGGTGGCTGAAGCCAGTGTGGAACACCTGTCATCGTGATCGGTGGATTATTCGATTTTGTGCTCATGGTGCCGAGTATAGGCGGGTTCAAAAATTTTTCAAAATTTTTCAGAGGTGCAAAAGGTGCCGAAGGTACCGAAGGTACCGTGTACCATGGGTTTCAACTGAAAAAATTATTCGTAGTTGCCGAGGTACCTCCCCTGCAACCTTTCATCACCGCCGCTGGGGTCCCCCCCCCTCCCATGGGGGGCAAGTGATTTTCCGCTGAGAATGAGACGCATTTATTACTAGGGGGCATTGGACCAATGCGCCCACGATTCCATGCGCCCACGATTCCCGGCGCCCATTGTGCGCAATCAATCCATGGCGTACGTGTGCCCGTTGTATCTGGTGCCAATGGTGCCAATAGTCCAATGGGCACGTGTACAAAGTATCAATGCGCTAATGCGTGCCCTGAGTGCATCAATGCTCACCATGGGCACACGGGCGCACGGATGCACCGGGAGTAATGCGAGTTTGTGCCATTTGTGCGTGTGCAACGGGCACACCTTGTGGATAAGTAGGGAATTGGCACCATTGGCACCTCGCGCACGATACCCCAAAAATCCAAGCACTTTTTCGAAAAAAAAGACTGTTTCTGAAATTGTCAAAATTTAGGTGCTCTGCTCTTAAAGGTGCCAATGGTGCCAATGCGCCATGACACCATGCGCACCAGGTACAACGTACACAAATGAGAATAAACTGTACCCATAGGGTATAAAAAGATTTAGTGTGCCCAATGCACACAAAGCGTTTAATTGTGTATAATGGGCACACGGCAACAACGCCGCTAATGCACACAATCGGAGACTGAAACAATGGAAACAATTAAAGCACTTTATCTAGGCGCAGCATTTTTCGGCACGCTTGGGTTTATGGTCTACCTGATCGTATCAAGCATGATCGAATGGATCCGCAGCAAATAACCAACACGGCGCCCGGCAACGGGCGCCAACAATCGGAGACTGAAACAATGAATTATGAAAATTTCCAACGCCAATGCGCACGCTATGGATTTACTAGCACGCCGTTGACTCGCTTGCAGTACAAGGTGGTAATTGTTAGCGGATTGAACGACGCCGACGCCTACAACATCGGGTGCGACGTTGCCGCAGGCTTTTCGTTCATGGAATCCCTGCGCGAAAACAAAGCCGCGATGCTAAACAACGCAGAACACTAGGGGCACACTATGGAACACGCATTTATAACACTGACAATCGGCGCGCTTGTCTTTCTGGTATTCGCAGCACTTGGCGCGCTTTGCGACTATTTCGACAACATCTAAACACTAGGGGCACACTATGCAAACGATTAGCACAAAATTCTACGGCGCCACCAATACGCGCGGCTCGCGCATTATTGCGCGCACGGCATCGGGCGTCTCGTTTACGTCGGATTATCAGCACGCGCTCAATTCCGATGAAAACCACTGGCGCGCAGCGTTGGGTCTTGTCAAAAAACTGAATTGGTCCGGCGATTACATACAAGGCCACACCGCTACAGGCTGCGTTTTTGTACTGGCCAACGACGTACGCCGCAGCATCTGAACACTAGGGGCACACTATGGAATTTTTACTTTATGGCTTAGAACGCGACGAGACTCGCGACTATATGGAAACGTTGCTATTTGTGCACACGGACCGCGAACAAGTCGAACGCGTGCAACAAATCGCCGCAAATGATGGCTGACACTCGTTTCGCGTTGCAACGTTCACGCCGGGCACGCGCCCGGACTTTGCACAATCGATCAACATCTAAACACTAGGGGCACATTATGAACAAATTCGAAGTAATCCCGCACCGCTATTGGTTCAACCGTGAGACCGGCGCCCGTGCGTCGTTATACGGCGCTGCGCCATGGACCAACGACGCCGATGCGCGTAATTGGGAGCGTGTCATCGATGGTTGGACTATCCGCAACAATCAAACGGGCACCGTGGGCACCGCTCGTACGCCGGTCGCATCGATGGGCGAGGCGCACGCGCTCATCCGTGCAATGGGTGGCAATCGGACTATTTAGATTGATAAGTTGCCCATTGTGCACGCGTAGAAAATGGTGCACAATGGGCGCGCCAATCATGGCAACGACGACGACAACACACAATCGGAGAATATGACAATGGACACGAAATTAGAAAACGCGGTATTTGAACAATCAGGCGCCGACGATCGCACGGAATTTTTAGAGATTCTGCGCGACGTGGCGCAGCATGGCGCAGATGGTGGATTCTCGGGGTTCATCTATTACACCGAGACGCGCGCCTTTTATCTTGAAAATCGGGCGCTGATTCTCGAGCAGCTGCGCGACGACGCCGATATCATGGGCGCCGATTCCGTAATCGGTCTAGTCGCATCGTTTCGCTGCGCCGCAGATTTCAGCGAAGACGAAATTGGTCGCACATTGTACGCGGGCGCCGATGACATCGACGGCATGCTCGCCAATTGTCTCGCATGGTATGCGCTCGAAGCGTGCGCCTATGCACTCGAAGAAGAAATTGCGGAAATTCGCACCCATGGCGGCGCGTGATTTCCCCATGATTCACACCCGCAGGGCATCCGACGACGCGCACGATGGCGCAGCGATGCCCTGCGGCGACGAATCGCTGCAGGATCTGCGGCCGTATTGCCCCAACGCCTACGTGTACTGCGTCCAATGGGACGCTTTTACTCTGGGCGCATGGGGCACTTTTGCCGACGCGTTGGAGGATCTGCGCGCCGGTCTATCTATTCAATCAATGACGAGGTGAAACAATGAGCAACATTTTAATTTTCGACGGGATGACCAACGAGGAACTGCTGCGCGCGTGCTGGGGGGTTCAGTCGCAGCCGCTGCAGATGTTGGCGGATCGACTGGCCGAAGTATCTGATGCGCTGGAGGAACTCGAGAAACGCGCCGAGGAACTCGAGAAAGAAAACGAGGAACTCGAGCGCAAACTCGACAAGTGCGAGGATGAAAACGAGGAACTGCGGGCGCAGGTGGAGGAACTGAAAGCATGAGCGAACTAAGCCGGGAAGACGTAGACCCGTATTTTTTTGATCCAGACGGCGAGATGGAGGCGCGCGAGCGCCTGCGGGATCGATACGATCACGATGATTGGGAATTTTTCGAACAATTTAGAAAAGACGAGGATTTA